TAAGATGTGTAAGAAATGATAATCTGTCCAACTTGCAATAAGAAGTTCAAGACTAAGATTGCTTGGTTAAAGCATATGAAGAAAGTTCACTCTTGATGTCCGTCCGCACAATCTCCACACACACCTTCTGGGCCCTCTCCACCATCAAATGTAAATGCTAAATGTTTCCAAGTCCTATTCTCCTGGCACATAGCGCAAACAAAATCAGACATCATTCCTCTTCACCCCCAAACTCAAAGTTCTCCAGGTAATTCCAAATTGCTTCTTTAGTCCATTTGTTTAATTTGCCATGAAGAAACTTCAATCGATCTCCTTTGTGATAACGCCAGGTCGATTGACCTGGCCATATGACTAAGATTCCACCATATGGATCATCAACTAACACGATGTCGTAACATGTGCCATCCCCTGGTTGAAAGATACAATGTTTAACCATCATTCAAACACCTACCTGATAGCAAACGCCACATTGACCTCTGTTCGAGAACGGATTGCACTTCCCATCTGGCCTTGCTGCACGATGTTGTTCATTCTCAGTGTGAATTCCCTCTACATTTCCGTGTGTTTTGATGGCATTCTTGACTGCTTCTCGGATAAACATGCTCCGATTCACTCCTTTTATCAGACAAAACGCCTTTACCATGGTAAAAAAGTCATCATCTACGCTTATACTCATTATTTTACTCCCCATAAAAGAGCCTACAACGTAACTACTATTTAATTATTAAGCCGGATGTGCCTTTTCGGTAGTAAAAAGCGGGATTCGACTGCATTTCGCCGGTCGGCAGCACGTCTCCGACCGGTTAGTCGGATATAGCGTCACGCTATTTTCCGAGGTCGCTTCGCTCAAAAGATAGGGGTTTAGGATGGGGTTTACTTAATACACCGCTTGGAAGTGGAGGGTGACATGACCAAGGGAATATCAGTCACAAGCGCAGTAGTAACTATCAGTGGATCAACAGCCGAAGCGGCCGCTGGAGTTTTTGAACAGGAAACAGTACCATTGAATTTAGATATCTTAAATCGTGAGGTAATGCTGGTTTATGCCATAGACATCAACCCTGATGCACCCGATGCACAAGCAGCCGTCAACAGTAGCGTAGAATGCTCACTTTCCACAACATCTCGAACCACTATGGGGAATATCTCGAACACAAATGTTCTCGGCTCTGCTAATAAATCAATTCGAGCGGCTGGCTTTTTAGATGGTGGCGTAGCATACCAAGATGTATCACCAGAAACTCCCGCATCCAATGCACTCGAATATATTGGTATCATTAGCACTTCAGACTTCTTTGTACAAGTTCAAGGGTTCAACAACCTCGCAACCAAGTCCGCTGACTGGAGAATGTGGTGCGCAAGGGCCCGAGTTACCGCCGATATTTATGCAGCCCTTGTCCAGGGATCCGCACTCTCCGCTTGAGAGTGATATTCTGGTTAAGATCTACGGCAACTGGTGTGGTCCTAACTGGACTGGTGGTCGTAGGCTCAGTGCTCAAGAGTACGACGAGCGCAGCCTTGACTGGAAAGGTCCAGTCATTTCACCCCTCGATGCGGGTTGTAGATTACACGATTACCAGGGGCGTTCTGGTAAGATGCCAAGAGCAGCCGATACCAGGTTAATTCATACAGCGAATTCAAGAGTCCTTTCAGTTCGAGATCAACTGAAGATGGAAGTATCTCTTTTGAATCCGTTTTTATCTCGAAAACGGCGCGTAGAATTGAACGCTCGCATCGATGAATCTATCGCCGCTGAACGTGTGGCAGCCGGAATATCTATTGCTCGAGCCTTCCGCACATCATAATATGGATTGCGACCATTGTTACAGTTTAGGAATAAGAGAAGGATATGCCAGGGGCTTCAAAGATGCAGAACAAGCCACCATTGCAGATAGAGGTGGAGACCCTGGTGCTTCAAGACCAGAGCGCACTATGATGCAGGTTGAAGAGTTCGGCACAGTGAAACCAGTGGTGAAAAGAAAACCAACTGCAGCCAATAAGAAATATTCCAAGGCTTTCAAGAAGTTAGCACCTACTTTCAAGAAGAAGAATGGATCTTGGAAGAAGAACGGTTTCAAGAATTGCTGCAAGGCGTCACATAAGATGTGTAAGAAATGATAATCTGTCCAACTTGCAATAAGAAGTTCAAGACTAAGATTGCTTGGTTAAAGCATATGAAGAAAGTTCACTCTTGATGTCCGTCCGCACAATCTCCACACACACCTT